GCTGATAGGAAACTAGTTTTAAGTCATCTCCACAAAGCAATCAAACCCCTTAATCAATTACGTATGATCGAAGACGCGGTGGTCATCTACCGTATCTCACGTGCTCCTGAACGTAGAATTTTCTACATTGATGTTGGTAACTTACCTAAGATCAAAGCAGAACAGTATCTACGTGACATTATGAACAAATACAAGAACAAATTGGTATATGATTCCAATTCTGGTGAAATTAAAGATGAACGTAAGCACATGAGTATGTTAGAGGACTACTGGCTTCCACGTAGAGAAGGTGGTAGAGGTACAGAAATTTCAACTTTGCCGGGAGGGGAGAATCTTGGTGAGTTAGCTGATGTTGAGTACTTCAAAACAAAATTATATAAAGCACTTAATGTTCCCCCTTCTCGTTTAGAACAAGATTCGGGTTTTATACTAGGAAGAGCAGAGGAAATTTCTAGAGATGAAGTTAAATTTACTCGTTTCATTGAAAGATTACGAGCTAGATTTAATATTTTGTTCAATGATCTCATGGAGAAACAACTAATACTCAAGGGAGTTATTTCAGGTCAAGATTGGCTTCTTGTAAAAGATCAGATTATTTATGAATGGCAATCCGATTCACATTTTGCGGAATTACAACAAGCAACAATGATGAGAGAACGGTTAGGAATGTTAGTAAATGATATGGGATATAGAGATGCCGTTGTTGGTAAGTTTTTCTCTCAAGAATATGTCAATAAACACATTCTTAAATTGACTCAAGAAGAAATTGATCGAATGAAGGAGGAAATTGAGAACGAAAAAGCAGAAGCGGGTGGAGGAGAATCAGAAGATCAACAATGGGAATTTGATCCTTCCGCAAATAAGCCAGATCTAAAAGTGATTAGTGGCTAAAATTTATAAATAGTATAAATATAAGAGAATAATAAGAGGAATTTATGTCTGATGAAACTACAGTTGGTGATATCGTAGCATTGTCTGCAACAGATGACGCTGCAGGAGTAAAAACCGCAATAGGTAATGTACTTCAACAAAAAGTGATGGTATCATTAGAGAGCAAGAAAAAAGATTTCGCTAAAACTTTTTTAAACAAACAGAATACAGACTCGAAAGAGCCGGAAAGTCAAGAGGAAGTAACAGATGGCAGCTGAAACACAAGTACTATTAGACACAGAAAAAAAATATGTTGCTAAGTTTTTTTCTGATGCATCAGAATCGGATGTTAAGAAAGTAGATCTTTCTACACTTACATGGGCAAAACATACACTTACTTTGTCTGGAGCATCTACAGAAAAATTTAAGATTGGTGAAGTAATAACAGTAGGAGCATCAGAAACTTTTCTTGTTACTGGATTTACTGCTAGTGCAACAACAGTAGAAGTTGTTGGTTGGGATAATACAAATAAGAAAGCAACTGCAATTGATACTGGTATGTCCAATGGAGACGCAATTGTTGGAGCAGTATCGGGAACACATACAGAAACCGTTGCAAATAGTGGAGCTTTTATAGGCGCAGATTGGAATGTATTAGTTACTAAGATAATGTGGATTACAAATGGTTTACAAGTTGCTATTGAATGGGACGGATCTACCGCAGAAAAATATATTGCAGAATTAAGTGGTAATGGAAGTTGGTCTATGCCCGGAAATGAATGGCCAGGAATACCGATAAACGCAACTGGTGATACTTCTGAAGTTTTAGGAGATATTCAATTCTCTACAACCGGATTCGGTGCAGGTGATTCATATACGATTATAATGGAATTGAAGAAACAGGCACCAGGGTATGATATTCCAGCATACGAAGAAAATACTAGTTTAGGATTTAGAGTAGACTACGCAAAAGGTAACTTCACATAATAGGAGAACATTAATGAAACTTATATGCGAACAATTAGAAGATGTAGAATTTATATGTGAAGGTTCCGGAAAAGGAAAAAATTACTTCATTGAGGGTGTATTTATGCAAGCCAATGTGAAGAATCGTAATGGTAGGCTATATCCTAAAGACATATTAACTAAAGAAGCTAAAAGATACGAACAAAATTACATCAAACAGAACAGAGCTTTTGGTGAATTAGGTCATCCAGAAGGGCCGACAGTCAATCTTGAGAGAGTTTCCCACATGATTACAGAGTTAAATCCAGATGGGAATGATTTTAGAGGCCGAGCAAAAATTATGGATACACCTTATGGTAAAATTGTAAAGAACCTTATCGATGAGGGAGCCCGTTTGGGTGTCTCATCCAGAGGAATGGGCTCATTACGGCCCGTAGGACGCAATTGTAGTCACGTTCAAGATGATTTTTATCTTGCAACAGCTGCAGATATTGTAGCCGACCCTTCCGCTCCAGCAGCATTTGTTAATGGAATTATGGAAGGTAAAGAATGGATATGGGATAATGGTATTCTTGATGAGCGGCATGTTGCCCGAATCGAAAAACAGATTAAACTTTCTAGGGAAAATCTTGAAAAAACACAGATAGATGCTTTCAGATCGTTTATGTTAAGTTTATAAATTTACTAAATAATAACAATAGTAAAGTCACTAATTTAAATTAGATACAGGAGACAAATAATGTCTGAAGAAATTTTGACCAAAGAGTCTGAAGAAGGAACTGAACAAGAAGATTCTTCAGATATTGTAGAATCTGAAACACAAGATGTTTCCCTCGATGAAATCTTAGAATATGCTTATGCTGAAGGTATTGAAGCAGATAAGGTCGATGAATGGATTGCTGAAAACTTTATCGTTGAAGAAGACGATGAAGAAGAAGATGAAGAGGAAGTAGAAGAAGCTAAATCTGCGAAAGCCTCTGTTAAAAAAGAAGAAGATGATGAAGAAGAAGGCGATGAGGAAGAAGAGCCTGTTGCCGAAGAAGATGAAGAAGGTGACGAGGAAGAAGAAGAGCCCGTTGCTGAAAAGAAAATGTCATCTAAAGCTAAAGCGGCCGCAGCAAAATATCGTAAATCAGCAGCCGGTAAAAAAGCAGCAGCAAAATACAAGAAAAAATCTGGTAAAGCTGGATATAAGGTTGACAAATCACGTGCAAAAGCTATGAAAAAAGCCGCACTAAGACAATCTTACGAAGTTCCAGGAACTAAGAATCAAATGTTGAAAAACATCTATGATCAAGTTAATGGAATGTTAAAAGGTGATTTGGCTTCCAAATACGAACAAATTATGGCTTCAACCTCACTTGAGCAAGTTGAAGAAGAAGTTGCAGAACCTGTTCGTACTCAAGCAGCTGTTACACCAGAAGATATCGCACCAATTAATGTTGATGATGATATCGAAGCCTTAACAAAAGGTGAAGAAGGCCTTACTGATGAATTCAAACAAAAGGCCACGACTATTTTTGAAGCCGCAGTTCACGCAAAAGTTGTTGATGAACTCAATACTAAACTGAAAGAAATTGAAGGAGAGAAAGCAAAAGATAGCGAATCTTTCCAAAAAGACCTTACAGAAAAAGTAGATGGTTATCTTACTTATGTCGTTGAAGAGTGGATGTCCGAAAATGAACTAGCAATCGAAAGAGGTATTCGTACTGAATTGGTTGAAGATTTCATGTCCGGACTCAAAACTCTTTTCACAGAACATTACATCGACATCCCCGAAGAGAAAGTTGACATGGTTGACGACTTATTCACAAAAGTTGAAGATCTTGAAACCTCTTTGGATGAAGAGATCAATCGTGGAGTAGAACTCCAAAAAGAATTGGCTCAGTTCAAAAAAGATGATGCCCTTCGTGATGCAACTAAAGATTTGGCCGAAACTGATTCGGAAAAAATCTCTAAGTTAGCTGAAGGAATAGAATTTGAGAACACAGAGCAATACATTGAAAAATTAAGTGTCCTCAAGGAAAGTTATTTTCCAAAGTCAGAAGCAGTAACCTCAGAAATTACTGAAACTGATGAAAATATTGAGGTATCTGAAGAGCAATCTTCAGAGAAGCTTGATGAAAGTATGTCACATTATACATCAGCGATTCGTCGCTTAAATTAATTAAACCTATAGGAGAAAAAAATGTACCTAGCTGAAGACCTTCAGAAAAAGTGGGGTCCGGTTCTTGAACATGAAGACCTTCCTAAAATTAAAGACAACTACCGTAAGGCTGTGACAGCAGTTCTCTTGGAAAACCAAGAGTCTGCAATGCGAGAGCAAGGACAGTCCGAAGGTGGAATGTTTGGAAATATTCAAGAAGCGGCACACGCTAACAAGACCGGCGGTAATATTGATACCGTTGATCCTGTTTTAATCTCGTTGGTTCGTAGAGCTATGCCTAATCTCATCGCCTATGATGTTTGTGGAGTTCAACCGATGACTGGTCCTACCGGACTGATTTTCGCAATGAAATCTCACATCACATCTCAGGCTGGTGTAGAAGCAGCAGACTCTGTTGAAGCCGACACATCCTTTTCTGGTAGTGGAACTCATTCCGCTAACAGCAACCCCGCAGATGCTAGTATGACTACTGGTACTGGTACCGCAACAGCGACACAAGAAGCTGATGTTACAGTATCCGAAATGGCATTCGCGATTGACAAAGTAACTGTTACTGCTAAGTCACGTGCACTCAAAGCTGAGTACACAATGGAATTGGCACAGGATCTTAAAGCCGTTCACGGTTTGGATGCTGAAACAGAATTGTCAAACAT